AAGTGAAAACTTTGCTCCGCGTCCTTCAACGTACTTGAAAAATGATAAAGATTCGGTAGAGATATTCAAACCAGTATCACGGTTGAAAGTTTTGTTTTGTGATTTTACAAGTTGTTCAGTCGTATTGAATTCTTTCGACACCGAAGAACTTGAAGTAGAGGATGGGCTATAACCCTGTCGTGCAATCGTATCGCGTGTAGAGCCGTTGCTGGTCACACGGCGAGGAGTTGGACTAATTGCCTGTCTTGTCCTTGAAACATTTCTAGCCGGTGTGGATGGCGTTGACTGGCTCTGAGCAGGTTGACTTGGAGTGGGTTGACTCGGTGACGGGTTGTATTGATAGGAACTCATTAGTTTAGATCAATCCTTGGTGCTTTTTGATTAATTGATGTTGATGATGAAAGACTCATTGCTCCACCACCTTGCATGGTAAACAATCCTCCAATTTTTACATTAAGATTACCACCAAAATCAAAGTTTGTGTTTCCGTTGATACCGATGTTGGCATCTCCCTCAACTTGAACATTTACGCTGCCCTTGACATGAAGCGTGTCTTCGCCAAGAATAGCGGTGTAATTATCTTTTACAATTTTGGTCACATTCGTTCCATCTGGATGGATTTCATTGAACGTGCCTGATTTATGGTATGTCTGAATACGCTCTGATCCCGGCGTGTCATCAAATTCTTGGATGTGACCAGACTCAGTTTTTTGCACATGATTGAAGGGGTACTCAGTATTGTAAGGTGTGACTGGCTCCGTCTCGCTCTGGACAGCACCAAAACCAACTGGATAAACAGTTCTGTCGATGTTGTTTCTTTTTTCTTGAACAATTGTTTGTTCAATTTCTTCATTTCTTGCTAAACGATCAACACCGCTTTGTCCCGGCTCAAGAGGATATTTTCCCGTAGGATCATAGAAGCCTTCATTTGCATTTGCTTGTTGAGATTCAATACCGGGAATCGTACCAAAGAAGACAGGAAACTGTGCATCCTCCCCATCACGGAAGAAACCAACCACCCAAGTTCCCTCGACCGGACCCACGGGTGCGTCACCAATACCACTTTCAGATGCAGAGGTAATTGGTGTGACTGGATGCGCCCAAGGAAGATCGGATGTAGGTAAAGAGTTTTTATCTGCGGTGTGATAACCAAAGCACCGGACCTTGACCCTGCCTAATTTGAGTGGATCATTCCGGTCTTCAACTACACCTTGAAACATTATCATATTATCCATTTAAGTTTCCTGTATTCACTACGTCTGGCACAGGTGTGCCTCTAAAGTTTCTCACACATTCAAGAGATGTTTTCATTTCAACCTTTCCATCAGGGGGAAAGTAGAATTTATTATGAAGGCTTTTAATAAGATACAAGCCAGTTTTTTCGTCGTCAAACTCCGATTGCTCAATAGAGAGGTCTGACTCATTTTTTGTCAAAATTAAAGCAACCGTGGTTCCTGCCTCAAGAGTAGAGTCGCCGGGAATAGTAAATGAGATCGCAGTATCGGAGTGGGTGAGATAATTTATTTTTGAATATGGATGAGTGTCTGCGATGTCGGTGCTTGTGTTTTGGCTTTGATCAATATTTTGCGACTGTCTACTAGAAATGTAAACCATCGCGGCGGAGTTGTTCAGCGGTGAACTCGTTTCAATAATTGGTCTTTGTGTTTCAGCATCCTTTGTAGGAACGGGAGATTCTGTATACGAAACTGCGTCAGTCCCCCATGCTTTTTGTGTGGGATCAACGATGACCTGCAATCCACCGAAACCTCCACCTGAAATTTGTGTTGGTCGGTCAAATCCTCGTGGGAAAACGACATCTCTCATTATATGATTCTCAAATGAATATTCATCCATTTCAAAATTAGCCCGATCAACTTTTGAGTCAACATAGTAATGGTTTGGATTTGGTTTTTGATTAAACAGTCCGGGTAAACTTTTGAACTTAAAACCACTACGAGTTTCGTAAAAAACATAACCACTAAATTTATTATCATCTTTCGCACTATAACTTTGACTTGCTAAAGTTTGAATGTGTTCAGATGGTTTCTTGAAGGGCAAAGCGTATTTTGCGATACCGGCAGTAGGCTCAACCAAAACTTCTTTATTGTAATACTCGTCACAAATATTTTCAACAATCTCCGCGTTCGTTCCCTCGTATGATCTACTCAGTTTTTGATTAAGGTCTGTGAAACCAGTGGGAGACAACAGACGAAGTTGAATGATGTCATTTCTTTTATCTGTTCTGGTGCGATTGATTTGTGAAACAATTTGAAGGTTGACTTCTTTTATATTACCAGTGTCAAGAGGTGTTTTGTAGCGAACAGAAATGATCTCTCGACCTGTGATTGGCATAGTCCGAATCAATCCAACACCATCATCAATGACCATGTTTCCTATCATAAATGGACTAAAGATACTTTCAAAAAAATCAAGAGAAAGTAATTGACCTAAAATGCTAAGGCTACCACCACCGGCTGAGATGCGTACGTCTTCAATCGTCACCTGTCCCGGTCGTGAAACTACATTTAGGTTTTCGTTTGAGTTAGCCATTATTTTCTCACAAGAGTTTCAAATGTTTTATTAATTTTCTGAACGATAAATTTCTTGGGAATTAAAATCCTTCTTCTTTTATCATTTTCTCTCTGCTCAAAGGCTTCGTTGGTTACAACATATTGTTCAATATTATCTAAATTTTCATAAATGTATCCACTTAGAATTGTCTCAGAAAAATCAACAACGCTGTTCTCGTTAGGTTCACCATAACCCAACTGATTCCCATCACCATCTGGTGGTGTACCCATTGGATTTAAGATGACCTTTTCACCATTTGATTTTTCCAACTCAAAATGGTGTGGTGCAAAACGTGAGTCAATAACGCGAGCGACCCTCGCACGAATTGTTTCAAGGATTGTTCTACGTTTTACGATCACATCATCTGCTGCAAATGGATCACCGATTTGATTAAAAAGTTCAAGTTTTGTTTGCCCATAATCAACTCTTTTGATAAGTCCTCGTTGCGTAGTATTATTAAATTTTTCTATGCCATCTTCAAAATATCTCGACGCAATTGTATCGCCCTGTTCAAAAAACCCATCGTTTGAGAAAAAGGGCAAGTTGTCCTCTCTGTCAGCAGGAGCGATGAAGAGTGCCTGACCCTCATATTTTTTGTTAATATATTCCCCAAATGAATTCCGTGAAAGTGGGAAAGTATAGAATGGATCAACTAGGGTATTGTATAAAATAATGATCCAGTGCAGGTTTGGGTCTTGGTAAAACTTTTGAGAAACCATGTCTGGAGTTTCGTTGTCTTGAACGAAATACTCATCGTAATTTGAATCCTGCAAAATACTTTCGTCTGTAAAAACAACTCGACGTAAAACGTCTTTTACCTGCGAGATCGTCCCGTCTGTATTTTGATAAATTGTGTTTGGAAATTTATTGAAGTATGTCATTAGAATCCTGCCAATACAAGTTGACGATTGAGAAGAATAGCCTGCGAGAACTTGAGGTTGATTCCAATTTGACACGGAACACCATCATGGAAAAAGGCAGACTTCTCGTTTGGTGTATAGTTGAGAGTCACATCCTCAAGGAATGCTCTACCGATTTGTGGAATATTATTATTAAGTTCAAAGTCACCAGTCTGTGTTCTGTGTAAAATCTCAACTTCAAACTCATGTGGTGCGAGAAGCATCTGTCCAGAAATTGACAACTCCGGAAGCATGTGAAAACGAAAAGCCTCAACAATATTCAAAATAACATTAGCCTCTTCTTCGCTTCTTGGTGCAAGTTGGAATTCAAAAGCAAAACTTTTACGATTGACGTTTTGAAAAAGAGATTCAAGTCTTGGGTTTTCAACAATTCCATATCTTGCCGTGAAGTAATTCGCCAAGTCTGACTCTTCAATACCCGGAATCGCAGAGGCAAATTTACTTATTTTACCCACACCCAATAGTTTGAGTTTATCTGCGGCTGCTTGAAAGTTGCCCGAAAAGGCTTCAACGACGGCATTGAATCCACCAGCCGATGCCTCGGTGTATGCAACAGAATCACCAAATTGCAAACCAGTGGGACAATACAAGTAAATTTCTTCAAGTTTTTGATTACCCGCCCGTGAGAGCCGGACATCACTAGAGATTCTCTCGACAAATTTTGCAAGTTCCTCATCAGTGGGTGGCTGCTGATCTCCTGCTAATTGACCAAGAATACTTCCTCCGACTGCGGTATTAGATCCCAGTCCGTAGGCTCCCCTTGCAACGCCAGAATTGTTGTCGGGTGTTTCTTCGCTGTCCACCTTGTCATCACCAATAGGTAAACCAATCTCCCCTCCGGTTCCCTCAATAATTCTATTATTTTCATCAACATCACCAAAGGCGACAGTATCTTTTCTTAACTCAACTCTCAACTGCGAAGACTCTCGCTTATACGGTGCAAAGCGAATCGCTGCACTCTGACGATTGGATTGGGCTTCATTCAATAAATCGACGGGATAGACAAGTGGCGTTCCTCCGCCTCTAAACGTAAAGCGACCTTCCGAACGAAATTTTTCTCTGGTGGAAAAATATTCGTTTTGACCAATGTTTACACTGTTAATACCACCACCAAAACCTTGGCTTTGGAGCGGATTCGTCGTGCTTCCTTGTGGTTGATTTGCCATATCTTCTCCTAAATAGTATGTATGGCGTATAGAGGCAAGTACCAACCAAAGAATCCAAGCAAATATTTGGGCGATCCGACAAAAATTACATACCGTTCTTTGTGGGAACGAAAGTGTATGCTTACATTTGATGATAATCCAAATGTGATTCGCTGGGCTTCCGAAGAGATCGCTATTCCTTACATGTCACCCGTTGACAAAAAGAGACACAAATACTTCCCTGATTTCATTGTTGAAGTTAAAAACAAAAAGGGTGATATTGAAACCTTAATGATTGAGGTCAAGCCTCTCAAACACACCAAGGTTCCAAAGAAACCAAAAAGAATGACCCAAAGATTTATTAATGAAGCCAACACATATCTTGTGAATCAAGCGAAGTGGGAAGCGGCTTCCCTTGTCTGTGAGAAAAAAGGATGGAAGTTCAAGATTCTAACGGAGAAGGAAATCTATGGCAGATCGTAATCTTGAGGCTTTTAATACGAGGCTAAATGAAACTCTTGAAGATAGCAAAGACATTCGTATTTCATCAAGTACGATTCGTGCTGTGCATCCAAGATCAATCCAAAAGTCTATCTTTGGTGAGGGTCGCGTGATTACCTTAAAGTATCTCAATCCAGTTGAAAAGGAAACGCTCCCATATTTTCATATTTTTCCAACTATCATTACCCTGAGTGTTCAACCGGAGCATATCACCGGAATCAATCTGTTCTATCTCCCTAGAAGATTTAGAAAGTACGTTGTTGAATTTTA